TGACAAATGAAGAAGAGTAATAAATTCAACTATATAGAAGGAAAACAGATCACGAACCCTGATACAGGAAAAAGGGTTTATGAGATAAGTAATTATAGACTTCCGTCGGTGACTACGATATTAGGGGCCACCAAAAACACAGATTTTTTAAAGAAATGGAAGGCTAAAGTTGGAGAAGTTGAGGCGGAACGAATCAAAAACCATAGTAGTAATAGGGGGACATCTATGCACAAGTTCCTCGAATCTTATGTGGAAGGAGTTGGCTATGATGATCTTACAGGGATTGGACAGGAGGCGCGTCCCATGGCCCAAAAAATTATTGAGATGGGTTTATCGAATGTTACGGAATATTACGGCTCGGAAGTCACGTTGTTTTATCCTGGGTTGTACGCTGGGTCTACTGATCTCGTTTGTAATTACAAGGGCCTTGATACTATAATCGACTTTAAACAATCGAATAGACCTAAGAAGGAAGAGTGGATCGAGGATTATTACCTTCAAATTGCAGCTTATTGCATGGCCCATGATTATGTATACAAGAGTAATATCCGTCAAGGATTGATTATGGTATGTACGCCAGACTTATTTTATCAGGAATTTGGGTTCACGGATCATGAACTACGAACCTGGAAACATAAGTTCTTGAAGCGACTGGACATGTACCATGAACTGATGAACGATGAGAAGGAGAGAGTAGCACCAATGAAAGAGGAGGATTTTAAAAAATGAATCAAGAACCCGCGGCTAGAACAAGAGCCAAATTAGAGAAAACAAAAAAAGGACATAGAGCTAAGATTGAAATTCTAGAAGAAATTTTAAATTGGATTGAACTTGGCAAAAGTCATGAAGAAATGCATGAACATTGTGGTCTTAGTTTAGAGTATCATCGTATGCAAGTAGATATTCTAAAAGAACAAATAAGAGGTTTATTTAAGGAAGAGAAATATATAGAGGATAATTTATAATGAATTGTTGGCACTGTGGACATGAGTTGATATGGGGTGGAGATCACGACACTGAAGACAATGAGGATTATGATATAGTTAGTAATCTTTCGTGTCCTAACTGCCATTCATTAGTGGATGTATGGCATCCATCAGAAAAATTAATAGAAGAATACAAAGAATACGATAAAAAATCAAAATAGTTTAGAACCTTTCTAAAGTAATCATGACATGAATGTGGTATAAATATGTCTTAAATAAGGCATAGGTGTTGCATAAATATCACAAAAATATACATAAGAGATGTCACAGATAAATGAGAGACGTTTAAAAAAAACATGAAAAAAAAGTGTCAAAGTGTCAGAATGAGCTATTATCGTTGGTATACAACAATAATACGTGACAAAATTAGTGACAGAAACTGTTTTAGTGACATAAATTTATGTCATTTATAGGTCTTTTTAAGTAAAAGGTTAGTCCAAGTTGAGTACAGTGGTGCCGCTCGGGACAAATAAATGGAAAATTTGTTAGGTGATTTATCTGGTACATCTCTTATAGGGATGATATAGGGGGATATGCCTAGGAAAAGACGTAAAGCTATCAACACTATAACAACTCCTGATATACCTTTTCAAAAAGTCAGAGTGGAGTGGGTCGACTGTGTCAGTGACTCGGCTTGGGCTACCGACAAAGAGTTTGATAAAATGAAACTGGCTTATCCTGTTAATGAGGGTTGGTTATACTCAAAAGATGATAAATCTATTAAGATGTTTGCCTCTTATGATAAAGATGAGGATGGTATTACTTTTGGGGATCGAACGATGATTCCTCGTCAGTGGGTGAAGAAGATTCAGAAGATATAACTTCACCATCTATTTGTTTTGCATTTAGAATTGGTGCATAGTCTTCTAATATTTGTTTCATTTTGTTCTCTAGTTCTTGTTCAGATAGGTCTTCTAACTTGCCTGTCTTAATAATTTTTCTATCTATATATAATCCTGCCGCTTTACCTCTAGCTATTTCCATATTTCCTGCAGTTGAAAAGGATCCTTTTTTAAGGGCCTTCTCTTTGATACGATCTAGCTCTGCCAGATGTCCATCAAATGTTACCATAAATTTCTGTATCTTCTCTTCTCTTAGTTTACCAATATACTCTACAACTAGTGGGTGAAATTTAGGGTGTGTTAATTCATATCCTTCTTGACTGGCTCTATTGGGACTAAAACCCGCTAATTTTGCCGCCTCAGTTTTTGTAACTGGTTTGCCGTCCTTGTCACCAAAGACTAGTATCTCAGCAAACTTTCTTTGTAATTCTGTCAATCTTTTTGGTACACCCATGTTTGACAATTTAAGTCAATTATCCTATAAAGTCAATAATGAAAGAAAAAAATACTGATGAACTTAAAATAGATATTCCTGAGGATAGAGGCACTCTGGATTTAACTAGACAAATTGATGAACTTAGACAAACTATTAAAGGCTATGAATTTCTTCTTGATGTTTTAAAAAAAGAAATATTTGAAGCTAAGAAAATTTCATCTGAGAATGAAAAAAATAAAAATCTCTTGCAAGGATATAAAAAAGTGATAGAGGATTTGTCAGCTAAGTTAAGACAAAAAGATTAATGAGAGTACAAGACTTACAGTTGTTTCTAAGCAACTTTACGAAAGGATCGGATGCAGTTAAGAATGCAGTCATCTACGTAGAGATTAAAGGAAAACTACACGCTATCAGAAGAATGGAAGTACATGAAAATTCTACTCCAATTATTGGTCAGCCAGGTCATAGTGCACACAGATTAGTTTTAAAAACTGAAAAACCTTCGAGTCTTATCTTACCAGATAAACTTCAGAAGGATTATTAATGCACTTGTGGGCCCAGAAACTAAACTATATAAAAAACTTAAAACTGCCTCAAAGGATATCATTTGGACTAGGTTGGAAAACCTTAGCCTACTTGGTACTCCCGATCTATTGGGCTATAATAATCATTGGCACTTTTTCACTGTAGAATTAAAAGTAGCAAGTGGTAACAAGGCTCGCCTGTCCCCTCATCAAGTATCGTTTCACGCCCGCCATCCTAAGAATTCTTTTGTGCTTGTGGAGTGGAAGAAGAAGTGTTTATTGTTCGAGGGTCATCAATCGCTTGCGCTTGTTGATTCTTCGTTGTCTTCGCTTGACCCTGTAGCTTCCTCGCTTGAGGATTCAGTATCTTTTTTATCATCGCTTGGTGCTTGATTCTTTTTAAGTTGTTTGTAATAGTTTGGATGTCTAAATATATGGGTCACTTAATTTCAAATTCAAATGGTTCAACTTTGTCCCCATTATCATATCTTTCAGCAAACTTCGAGCATTTTTCTAGATCAGATATTTTATCATCACTATAAATAATTTCATCATAGTCATTTTCTGGATCCGTAACCGAAATATAAAAAAATTCGTGAAACATTAAGCGTGCATCGTTTTCATTACACCAACCAACTGATACAAGCTTGTCTGGAAACTTCTCCTGTATCGCGCATGAGATTGGACAACACTCTTTTGGATTTACACCTTTACTAAATAGCTTGGGCGCTAGATCTATGTGTTTTTGTTTTACTTCTATTTTCATTATTTACTCTCCTTTTTTTCAGACCATTTTAATTGTTGACTTATTTTCATAATATCAGCAGTTATTAAATCACCTTTAATTGTTTCAAGATCTTGTAATATATGATAAATTTCATTTCTTTGAACCCAACCACCTTTATAAATATATTCTATTGATTGAATTACTTTATTTAATTGTTGTTCTGTTGTCCAAAGGACATCAAACATTGTTTTAGTTTTTTGTTTTTTCATTTTTTATACCACCCTTTGTCTTCAATAAGATCACAGATAACTTTAAACTCATCTTCTACTTTGTTCTCAAAATCTTGATCCCAATCTCTTTTAGAATTTATTTTACAAATTTCTAAAACTTTTTTAAGTTTATCTTTGTATGGGTTAACAACTTCAAACGCTCGGTCATAACCCCGCTCGCTCGCTAACTCTTCATCTTCACTTATTTCTAACCCCGCACTTTCACATTCTTGCACTATACACT